CCGGAGCCTGCTTTAATTCGAGCTCGTTTTGCGTGAATGTTTGAGTATAGTCCTCTTTTAGTCATTGATGTCCTCCATTTGTATATTTCATTTCTCTATTTTGATCTTTTAGCTTTTCAATGTCAACCAACACTTTGTCCATTTGTTTTCTTAAAAATTCTATATTTACTTTATTTAAAGCCATAGATTCAATATGTTTATTTAATTTATCCGTGGTCTTGTATAAATCCTCGATCATCATAAATTGCTCGCTATCTGCAGGAAGCGAACCAAGTTGACCCCGTGGCCATTTGATTCTAAACTCTGTATTCTCAGTTAGATCTTTAGACATTAATTCTACTTCTGTTGAAAGTTTGTTTTGCGTCTCAATGATACCGAAGTAAGCCCAGGTTCCAATCGCGACCATTGCGATCAACGAGGCTACCGTCTTCATCGGCATTTGCACGGCTGCTTCTTCTGAAATTTTAAGTGCCATTAGTTATAACTATACCCTGTGTTTGATTGTTCTAATTTTTTAAATAATTGTTCGTGTTGTTCCATAATCTCTTCATCTGAATCCATCATACTATCCATTTTATCTTCTAACTTTTCAACTACTCTTTCAAGTTTATGTACTTTATCTTCATGGACAGCTTGAATTGTAGACAGTTCGAAAGTACGAGATAGACTCCAACCTGCTAGTGCAAGCAAGATACCTACCAACATCGTCATTACTTTTTCAAGCATTATTTTCCTTTAGGCAAACAACTTTTTAACCAGTCACCTATTTTTTTAAATGGCCAAAAAATAATCTCCTTAATTTTTTTAATCATGTTGTTCTCCTTTTTATGAGTATGCGGAACGTCCCCATTTTCATGAGCATGTGTAACCCCATCTTCATGAGTATGTTCAACATAGTCCTCTCCGTGAACGTGTCCACAGTGCGGACATTTTTTTGATGGATTGTATTCATTTAATATAAATCCCATTCCACAATTTTCACACTTCATCTTTGTTCTCCTTAACAAAACCCCAACTATTTTCTTTTTTAGTTGGACGTTTTTCTTCTATTTCGTAAAAGAAGTTATCAGTGTTTTCTGTTCTCCACTTGCTACTATCTTCTACATTCCAATCACTTGTTTGCACTTTCCAATCTGGAGTTTCATCTTTAACTGTAAAAGATGGTATGTCCCATAGTATACGATTGTTAGGTTGTGCTGCATAATTACCATCATCTAATGCTAATATATGAGCGCACTTATGTTCGTGCGGTATTTCTGAATGATCAGTATCTACTATATTACTCTCTGGATGTGCCCAGTCAACAGTAAATAAATATTTACCTGCGTGCGTTTTTTTATCTTTCCCAAAGTATTTTCCAGCTTGTCCGTCTAAGATGTCGAAAGAAGTAACAGCAGGATAATAACTAAAACAATTCCATAGCTCCAGCTCGTCAAGTCTACGTGTAGGTACTTCTTTTGCTTCAAAGCCTCTTTGTATAAATGCAGAGATTGGTAAGCGGTAGAAGACTGCACCATTTTCCATAATTGCGTGGAACAAAATCGGACGACCAGTGATCGAAGCCAATGCGAAGATAATACAGTCTTCAACTTCACCATGATGAGCTTGAAGATCATAGAGATATTCCCTCCTGATCTGTGCATACGTCACAGGTATATTTGCATTTAGGTAAGCCATGATAATTCATTATAATATTATCGCACCAATTATTACACCAACAGCAAAAAAAACAATTTCTCTTCTATTATGTAATTGCCATACCATAAATTGATCTACGTATTTTTTAATCATTATATCCTCCTATTTTATTGTACCCCAGTTTGGTCCAAGTTCGCAGTCTACTTTATTAGGTAACTCTAAGTCAACTGCGTTTTCCATTATTTCTTTTATTTTTTCTTGATTACCATCAACTGAAATATCTAGTTCATCATGTATTTGAATATGAGGAAGAATTCCTTCTTTGTACAAATCTAACATAGCTTTTTTAGTCATATCTGCCGCACTCCCTTGAATTAATTTGTTTAAAGCCTTGTATGTAAAGGCCCTACGTGTAGGATTGTTATGCCAATAGTTTTTCTTAGGATTGCCATCTTTGTCTTTTAAAATTTCTCCCTCATCATCTTTTAAAAATTCTCCCATCTGTTGAAGCTCTAACATTCTTTCTTGATCCTCAGCTGGTACATATTTTCCCCAATCACTTCCACGTAAGATTGGCTCATATTTAGGAAATCTACATCGTCTCCCTAATAAAGTTTTAATCTGACCTTTAGTTGAACCTGCGTTCATAATCTTATTCATAAGTTGTTTAACAAATGGAACTTTAGAATGGTATCTATCAAAAAGTTCTTCAGCTTTATATTTAGTTACACCTAATTCAGCTTGCAGTTTTGCTTTTCCCATTCCATAAAATAATCCAAGATTAATTGTCTTAGCTTGCGATCTAGGTATGTCCGCCATGTCTGCAACAATTTTGTGAAAGTCGGTTGCAGGATCACTCTCATAAGAGTCGGCAATAGTATTGACTGAGGGTAAACCAAATTTTAAAGCATAGTGTGCTACAAGTCTTGGCTCCTGTTGCGAGTAGTCAAAACACCCCCACTGACATCCTTCCTCAGGTATAAATAAAGATCTAATTAATGGTCCAGTATCTGGATCTCGTGCAGGTATTTGTTGTAGGTTTGGATTCTGATAAGAAAATCTTCCGGTAACCGTACCACCATCATCAGATCTTATCTGATTTATTTCTGCATGGATTCTTCCATTATGTTCAAAATTTAAAATAGTATCTATAAAAGTAGTATTAACCTTGTTAATTTTTCTAGCCTCTGCTATCATCTTAACTATTGGATGTTCATGATTAGAAAGAAAATTTTTTGTAAATGAAGGAGAATCAGTTTTTGTCGTACGCTCGTAAGGTAATTTTAATTTTTCAAAAACTTTGGCAATCGATCTTGCTGCCCATATTTGAGTGTCTATTCCTGTTTCTATTTGTACTTGGTGTATTAGTCGTTCTTCTCTCCTGGTCAATTCTTTTTTTAATTGATTGGCTCTTGTCACGTCTACCCGCACCCCTAGGAAACGCATATCAACCAAACAGGGAAAAAGATCTGTCTCAAGATTAAATATATCTTGTAGATCATTTTCAATTAATAATTTTTTAACGTGTTGCCATAACTTAAAAGTTAAAGTAGCATCTTTCTCTGCGTAGGCACCTACCTCTTGAGCAGGTAACATCCACATATCTTTTTTAGGATCAATACCTCTAGCTTTGGCTGCTTCATTTAATGCTCTTTCATTTTTTCCTTCATTTAAAAAATGCCATGCTAAAGTATTTAATGTGTAAGAGAATCTGTTTTCATCTAATAAAGAAGAAGCAATCATAGTATCAACGATTAAACCATTGATTTTTAAACCTAAATTACGAATCCAACATACGTCGTACATAGCATTATGAAATATTTTTGTAGCAGGGCACTCCAGAATATCTTTAAACCATTCTAAAGTTTTAACCCTGTCCATATTGGGCCCTTCTCCATGAGCAATAGGAAAATACCAGCTGTTATTATATGTAGCCACAGCTATGCCTACTACTTCACCTTTGCCTACTACAGCACCTGATCCTCGAGATTTTAATTCAGTATCTCTTGTCTCTAAGTCAATGGCTATTTCATCATAAGATCTTAGATCAGGATATTCTGTATGAGCTACCCATTCCGTCTGTGGTAATATCATTTAGTATCTTTCATTTTTTTAATTTCTAATTCACAGTAATGAATTATTTTTTCTAAGTCTTTTACTTTATCCTTCTGCATATAACGACATGCATACTTAATTACACACCCTTGAAAAAAGGATAGATTGTTTTTAGAAATAAATTCATAAGGTTGAATTTTATATTGACGATAATGTTGAGGTCCTTTGTCTTGGGGAAATAATTTTTCAAAATCATCTTTATGTGTCATAGTTGATACTCCTTTAATTTCTTTTTACTTTTTAATTTATATAGATTATTTCTTGCTCTCGTAATGCCAACATACCACACTCTATTCTCTTCATCTTGTTTGTCAATACTTAATCTAATTCCCTTTTGAACTTTTCTTCCTTGATGTAAAGATAAAATTACATTATCCTCTTCCCCACCTTTTGAAGCATGAATAGTCGACAACCAAATCCGTGCCCGTTCATTTAATTTTTCCCCTGCGCTAATTAAATTTCTGAGATATAAAATTTCTTTTTGATCAGCCACAAAAATATCATACCAAGGAATCTTGGCATCCCATTTTCCATTGGGAATATATTCTCTTACTTCATTTATTTCTTTAGATTCCAATGCTCCTTCCAGTGTCCATTTAGTATAAGCAACAGCAGCATTATGTAATCCTACTTTAAAACTTTTTCCCTTGTTACTTTGATAGTATAAATTTTTCTTTTTTAATTCTTTCATAATTTCTAAGAGATTACTTTTAGTTCTTGTAAGAATAAGCCACTTTCCTGTAGTAAGATCCAGTTGACCTAAATTATTAATCGTAGACGCAAGACCCTCTTGCGCTCGTGGAAGATATTCTTTATGTTTCCTGATGCCTGCTATCCGACTCACGGGTATTTGAGATTCCTGTTGCACGGCTCTTGAAATACGTCTTGAGTATCTTAATACTCGTTCCTTAGCTGGCTCATTAATAAATCTATTAACATCAGCACCAGCCCATGCAAAAATAGCTTGATCATCATCACCGGCTAAATAAATTTGTTCACAATGGTTTTTTAATTTATCATAAAGTTTCCATTGCAACGGAGATAAATCTTGTGCCTCATCAATAAAGATAGCTTTAAAAGAAGGAATCTTTTCATCAGGTAAATCTAAAATCATTTCAATCATGTCATTAAAATCTAAGATGTGATTTTTCTTTTTAAATTCTTGAAGATTAAGAGCTATATGTTTTAAAACATCCCAATCTATTTCTTTTTTGTCATGTTCATTTCTATCAAACTCTTCACGAATAGTGATTCCTCTATTGATGGCTCTTCCTATTAATTGAAAATAAGGATTATCACACGTAAGAAAATGAGTTTCTTCTTCATTATATTTATCAGAAAAGTTTACACGAATGTTTAATTTTTTACCAAGCTCTTCATAATGATAGGGTTGCATAACTTGTTCATCAGTTAATCCAATTAAATGATAACAGAAAGCATGTAGGGTTTGAAAGTAAGGAACTTTTTTATCTGAAACACCTATTCTAGTTCTAGCTTCGTTTGCAGCTTTTTTAGTAAAAGCAAAGTATCCTATTTTATGATAAGGAGTACCTGTTCTAATATATGCTTTAACTCTTTTAAGTAACCTAAAAGTTTTTCCGGTACCTGGGGGCCCGTATATTTTATTTATCTTTTCCATTGGCCCTTTTAAATGAATCAATTAATGCACCTTTCCATCCAAAATAGCCATGATGAGTTGTTTCACCATCAGCCACTCCATATAATTTAAAACCTGCACCTTTAATTAAATTACAGAAGTTAACATCCTCTCCCCACCACATTCCATCTTTGTCAAATGTAGTATCCCAAAAATTATAAAAATAATTATTTGCCTCAGGGGATATAATTTCTTTTTGTTTTATTTTTAAGTGGGGTAAATCTTTCATTAAGCGTTCATAGACACGTCTATGAATAAGAGTCATTCCGGCTGGGCCTCTAATTAATTCAACCAAACCTTTGTTATCAACATTTATATCTTGATGATCTCTAAACTCTACAGAAAATTTTAAAGATTGATCTTGAGTCTTTTTTCTATAGGGAACACAGATTACATCTTTCTGGGCTACAATCATTCTTCCTACAATTCCTGGCTCAAATTCCATATCAGCATCAATAAATAATTGATAATCCATTCCCGATTCTAAAAACATTGCGGTTAATACATTTCTTCCATATCCTACATAGGGGCATTTAAAAGTATTAATGGTTGATTTTATTTTAGCTGCTGTAAATTTATCCATTAATTTAATTAATGATAAACACGTGGCTACTTGCATGGTATCATATGTAGGCATACATACAGATACACTTGGTATTGGTGTCGTCATACTATAGTCTCCTTATCTTCTATTTTTATTTTTTCATCTGGTATTTCTTCTTTTTCCAAATCACTTATTGGTAGTTTTAAAACCCGTAATGGTGGGAAAGATTTCTCACTTTCTTTTTTGGGAAATCTTTTTTGGCAATCAAAGTCTCCTTTGAAAAATTGTTTGATCATTGTACCTGTACGTGATCTATCTTTATTCCATTCATTTCTTCTTATCTCTTCATAAAATTTATCATAGTCAAAGTAATAAAACTCTTCGTCTTTTAAAACAGCACCACTTTTAAACGCAGCAAAAGTAGTGGCCTGAGGGCCATTTACATAATCGATTATATATTTTTTTAACATATCAATAGGATTAGTTCCGGCTACAGGTTTTAAGTTTTCCATGTTCGCCCAAAGACCATCTAATATAATTTGATACTCATGGTTTTTAATAATAGGTGGAAAGACCGAAGTTTGTTCTGCAATTAAAGCTCTCATTTCTTTCATCTCTGCAATTTTTTTAATATGTTTTGCATGTACCTGTTTAACTTTTCCACTTTCTAAATTTACATTAACCATAAACTCTGGCTCAGGTTTATAATTAATTCTTATTAACCCTGATAATTCTGGCCACGTAGTGCTCCGATGACTACCTATACCATACTTTCTTTTTAAACAAGTTCCTTTTGCACAATAAGATGAAATAGGTAAATCGCTGCATTTAAATCCTTTGGTTTCATTCTTCCAATATTTTATTTTTTCATTTACTTTGTTATCTCCCCACACATCATCATATTCAATATATTTTCTAGCTGCCTCTAATACTTTCTTTTCCCACATTTCAGCAAATTTCTTTTTAGCAAAGAC